TGACTCAACACCAACAGAAGATTGTTGTTGATACTTCGCATCAATTCTATCTGAAAGTTGAGGATATTTTAATTTATTTTGCGCATCTTCCCTTCCCATAATTTTAATATCTTTAAAATAATCTTTTATTTCATCGTTAGTTAAATTAAGTGGCAAATACTGAAAATTAAAATACATTTCTTCTAGTTTATCTATTGGTACTATGTCAAATACTGTGACACCTTGATTAGTTCTATCTGTTAATGCTTTTTTGTCAGCTTGTTCTTGAAACCTGCTAAAATCTTCTATTGATGGAACTTTACCGGGGTTAAAAAGTCCGTAAGAAGCAGTTTTAGTTTTACCGTCTTCACGAATATAAGAAGATCCAGATTCAAATGCCCCGATATCGTTAAGTGTAATACCCTGTCTTCCTCGCATGTAGTCAAACAATTTATATTTTTCAACACCTAAAGTTTCAGCATCTTCTATTGCAACGTTTAATCTACTAAAGTGACGATAGTTTCTTATCTGATAATCATAAAAAGTATCTAATATATCTTGCGGTGAGTTGTTAGGATTATATATTCCTCTGTCTAACGTATCGCCTCCAGACATTTGTTCTCTAGATAATTGAAGTGCTTTAGTAAACTTACCAAGTTCAAATTTTTGAAAAGCTTCGTTAACATTTACTTTGTATTTTCTTATACCTAGTAGTCCTAACATCTCGTCAGACAATTTATAAGCTTCGGTTAAATTTGTATAAAATTGATTTTTGTGAGCATCATTAAATTCGTTAGAAAGACCTTTGTATATGTTAGCGCCTTGCGTAGCCGCTCCTGGTAATAATGGTCCTGTTGCTACATGAACAAAACTTTTTGCTACTTTGTCTCCTACACTATCACCCGGATAATCTTTGTTTCCTTTAAAATAAATTTCTTTGCCATTTGCAGTTTGTCCTCCTCTAAGAGTTACGTCTAATGCTGCTTCGGTAAATAAATTTGGATCTCCAAACGTTTCTAATAAAGGAAGGAATCCTTCAATAACTGCCAAAGCAAGTTCGTCATCACCTGTTCGTTTTTCTTGAGCAACATTGTTCATAATAGTATAAAAGGGAACTCCTATTGTACTGGTATAAGCATTTTGATAACTTGTTGGTATGTACTCATAAATTACATCTCCCTTTGCATCTTTTTCATTTTTAACAACTGTTAATCTGCCGTTTTTATTCCATGTAGGAGTATAAGTATTTTGCAGCGCATTTAATTGTTCTTGAGTAGTATCTGTTGTCCATTTTCCAAGTTGTTCAAATCCTTTATCAATTCCATAAACAACAGTTGCAAAACCTAATAATCTTTTAGCGCCGTTTTGTCTAATCATTGGGTTAGAAGATAGCATTTCTCTAGATGCAAATTTTAAAAGATTAGTCGAAGTTCTAATCATTTCAGCAGGAAACGAAACAAAGTTACCTATTGGCATTCTTCTAAGGTTTTGAATTAATGCGGGAACATAATTATAATTTGGATAAGTATTACGAATAATAGAACCCGCAATGTCTTCTATAGCTTTATCAAGCGCTTCTTCTGTCAGGTCAGATAATTTTGCATCTTGTTTAATTGTTCTGTTTAAAAATGACTGAACATCAAATCTTTTACCTAATACTTCTTCATGGTATCTAATAATTTCTCCGAAACTTGTAGCTAAATCTAATTCTCCTTTAGAATTTTTTTTCATAAAAGCTAGAGGTAATCTATTTGCTTCAAAGAAAAAACCGTAAGCTTTCCATATGTCATCGCCTGCTTGGTACAATCTAGTAGCTTTTTTCATTACTGGACTTTTAGTTAAAAAATTAATTAAAGCTTCGGTTCCTAAATCAATTTTTTTCTGATCTATTGACCGTGTAGCGTCTTTCGCTAACAATTCTAATTCTTTTACAAACAAGTTTGAGTTAACTAATTTTTGTTCTGTAAGTTTACCCATAACTTTTTCTAAGGCTTCTCTGTCAAACGTGCCGTTTTTAATAAATAAATCTTTAAGAATATAGTCAACCGCCTCCCTAAGACTTGCTCCTCCACCAACATGACCATTAGCCAAAGCAAAACCAGCAGCTGACGTAACGTTTCTCACTTGTGTAATAGGACTTAAAACTGTTTTAGCAATTTGAGCATAACTTTTCATTGCTAGAAAACCTCGGTAGTACGGATTAGTTATCCAAGAATCAGTAAACAACGACATATTTTTTAATGCGTCTGCCATAGCTTCCGTTGTGTATTTACCGTTTATTGCTTTTCCTACCTCAAGATCAGCGTAATAGGGCAAGTCAATTTGTTTTAAAGGTGTGGTAATATTTCTTGCTTTTATCAATCCTTCTGCGTCGTCAAAAAGAAATTTATTTTTACCTAAAGAAGCAAATTCATCTACAAATTGTTTTTTAGTTACAGCATTAGCAAGCTCAAGCGTCGTATCAATAATATTATTTCTTAAATCTTCAGTTTTGCCATACAATTTATTAACTACGTCAGGAAACGTTTCTCCCTCTTTAAGTAATTTTTGCGAACGAAGCGAACTTTCTGCTAGCTCTATTAACCTAGCGGGATTTTTTTCGTTTTTAGATAGGTTCATTAAATCTTCAACACGTTTGCCAGCTATATCTCTTAATGTTCTTTCGTCTGTATTTTTATAAACTTCGGTGTTTTTTAATCTATCTACAGTCCATTTGCGCATGTTTCTTATAGCTTCAGAACTTACACTACCCGTGCCTTTTCTAAGAATTTTAAATGATAATGTTAAGTATTCATCAGCGTCTTTTAAAAAAGCATTGTCTAATGCATTTATATCAGCGTTGTCTCTTAACTGCCCGTATGTTTTTTTTAAGTTTAACAATTCTCGTCTAATTCTTTTAGCGGCTAATCTTGTTCCTTTAGGTAACATATTTGAAGACGCGTTAGGGTTCAGAATAAAATATCTAAAATCTTCGTTTAGTGTTCGTTGCACAAACTCGGACGACTCTCTACCAATGTAGGACATTTCATTTGCTATTTGGTGCATTCTATTACTAATAATTTCAAAATTTCCAAGCATGGATCTTTCTATTTTATCTACTTGTCCCTCGAAATATCTGGCAGAGGCTGTGCCTTCTTTTGTAAATACACCAGACGTACTTAAAAAAGATCTTATTTTATTAAGAACTCCAATAGTATTTTCTCCTAGTCGTCCAGTTCGTGTTGTATCGTACAGTCGCCAATCTTCAAACGAAGGTATTCTGTTTATAGGATAAGATTGAACTGCTTTTTCATATCCTTTTTTTAAAAAACGTAACGCAGGCGGAACATAACTTCTTTCAGAAGTAATTATACCACTTGCAGCATCTAAAACTTTGCCTGCAGCTCTGAAGGGTACATTGCCTATAGAACTTTCTGCTACAACTTTTGGAAGAGCCTCTTCTGCATATTTACCTATCATAGGTACATCTTTTATTTTAGTAGTAAGAGTGTTCCATATTCCTTTAAGACCGTAAGGTAAACCAACTGCAAGACCGCCTACTGTCGGTATGCCTTCTAAACCAAATAAAAGTTTATGTTTTAAAAGAGCAGCAGCTTTTTCTTTTTTAGACAAAGAAGGGTCATTAGGGTCTACTGTTTCTATACCCAACTTATCATAAACTCCGAAAGCTTGTAACAGTGTTGCGTCTCTTGATGTCGATACAAAAGGTTCGGATATAGCAGCAGGAGCTCCTATTTGTAATACTCTTTTTTTCCAATTCTTTTTTTGTTCTTTTTCTGCCGCTTCTTTTGCACTTTTACTAAGAACTTTTTTAGTTCCAGCCTGCAGTATATCAGAAACAATTTTATATCCAGTTCCATATTGAGTTATAAGTTCAGCACTTTTACCCAAGAAACCGTCAACATCCATAGTAGGATAATTTTCTTGAAATTCTTCTAGAGCATTGGTTCTGTAATCAGTGCTTTTGTCTCTTGCCATAGCAATTGTTTCACCGATACCTTCTCCAATCTTTAAAACTCCACTGGTCACACCATAAGTAATATTTTCCATTGTTCCTATATCAAGATCGTCTGTGGAAAAACCTCTTTCTGTTAAGTCGTAACTTTTGCCTGCTCGATCGACTACTTTTTCTCCACTTAATCCAAACGTTGGATACATCTCCAAGTCTAAATCTTTTCTTTTTAAAAGACTTTGAGCCACATCTAATTTTTTGTCTAATTTTTCAGCAAAATATCCACTGCGAATACCAGCCTTACCTGCAGAAGAAGAACTGTAGGCTACATATTTTGCAAAACGATTTAAATCTTCGTAAGCAGGAGAATCTTTTTCGGAAGCAAGTATTTTTTGCAACATTCCTCTATCTAACGAAGGATTGTCGTTGCCGTCTTTTATTTGTTTGTAGTAATCTTTGACTATGCCAATGTTATTTTGAAAAATGTGTTTCAGTCTGAGGACTGACTGTCTTTGTTCTGGTGAGATTTGAGCTTGTGCCATAGTTCATTTTAATCTTCTAAATCTGCAAGTGGATCTTTAGTTTCAATTAATCCTAATAATTCTTGTTGAGAAATATCTAATAACTCAGGGAATAGTTTTTGCATAACTGTAAATACTTGACCTACTGCGGCTTCTCTTAACCCTGGCTGTGAGGTTGAAGTAGGTACAAGAGCATCTAGTAAAGATGACGCCAGTTGTAATTGGCTGTTTCGTTCTCTAAACGCGTATCCCATAGCTTGTTCTATAGTCATATCAAATTCTTCAGTTAAGTAAGCAAGTGTTTGAAGAGTTTCTGGCTGTTTTTTTAATAAATTATCAGACACATATTTTCTAGTTTCTTGATCCATTTCAGCTAATGTAAACGCCTGTTCTAATTGATCTTGACCTAAAGAAAGTTGTGCTGCTTGAAGTGTTAAACCTTTTTCGGCTAAATCTTTTTCCGTTGACATTGTCAAAAGATCAACAGCTGTTCCAATTTTATCTTTTTCGTCTTGTTTTGCTTCTGCTGATGCTAGTGTTGCCATTTCTTTGTTTCTAGCTTCAGCTTCTTTACCAGCAGTCATTAAATTAGAAACCAACGAAGCACCTAAATTAGGACTGCCTAATGTTCTTGCCGGTCTGATAGCCCGTTGTTCGTCAAGCGTTCTTAGTAAACCAGTTTCCACAACATCACCGCGCGTTGTTTCTGCACCATAATCTACTGTCGGTACATTTCCGTACAATTGTTCCGCTGCTGCCATAGGTTCGTCAAGTGACAAAGGAGAAGCTAAACCCGTTCCAGATATTAATTCTTCTATTCCTGCATAACCACCAGGTTCATTAACTAAACCACGTTTAGGTTTAACCATTCCGCCAATTCTATATTCTTGTCTATATTCTAAACCACTAGCAATGCCCGTACTTTGATGTTCGTACGTTGGTGCTTTAAACATTTGTCTATTTAATACTTTATTCATATTACCCAAATATTGATTGTGCTCCGCCGCCACCCATGGCCGCAGTTATTCCTGTCAGTATAGGATTTACTTGTCCATAACTTTGATACGATGGAGATCCTTGTAAAGCACTTGCAAATTGACCAAGGCCGTAGAACGGTGTTTGGTATGTTAATAAATTTTGTTGACCAAGAATTTGTCTTTCATCTTCGCCCATTCCATACAGACTACTTACGTCACCTTGTAATCCTGTTTGCGCTAGTGCACCCATTTGACCGTAAATTTGTCCTATGCCGGCTTGTGTCTGTGCTGCTTGTTGCGCCGCTTGTTGTGCTTCGCCTGCTGCACCGAATCTTAATTTAGCTAAAGCATCTGCCATACTTTGACCTTGCGTTCTTGCAAGCTCTGCGTCAGCAATCGCTCCACGTGTTGCAGCACCTCTCATGCCTCCTGATTGAATTTGTCTTTGAGCTTCTTGCGCTTGTTGTATACCAAACTGTCTTTGTAAATCAGCAGTTGTTGTATTAACAACATCTTGTGTATACGGATTCATGTATGCTTGCATTGCTTGCGGTCCCGTCGCAGCCATTGCTGCTTGCGCCGCTTGCGAACCTGCTGTTAAAAATGGTTGATAAGATCCAAGTCCTGATTGTAATAGTTGTTGCGCATCTAATTGTTGTTGCGTTAAACCAGGTGCAAGTTGTGCTCCTGTTGGCATGTTTGATGGTTGGATAAGAGATTTATAGCCTTCAATTAATCCCTGATCACCAGCATAAGCGCCTGCTATTGTTTCGTCAAATGTTGCCATTATGCTTGTGCCTCTAATTTGTTCATTAAATCATACATTCTTTGTGCTCCCACGTCTACACTGCCACCGCCCGCTGCGCGCACTGCATCAGCAGTCATTACAAATTCATTTTTAGATAGTCTTGCAGGCACGTCATCTGCCCGTTCTTTAGCGCCTACTGGTATAAAGCCGCCGCCACGATAATCCATTTCCATCGTTGGCTCCCCACCGTTTGCGAGCCCTATTATACCACCTTGAGCAGCAGTGTCACGCAGATTATCTTTGTACTGTAAATTATACATATCTGTTGGCATTTCTTCAAAAGACCTAAATTGAGGTTGAGCTTCATTCCCTTGTTCAGTAAGAAGAGCTGATATAAGACCCCTGCCTATCATAATGCCTTTTTCACTTAACGCCATTTGCACAAGAGAAGCTGCTTTACCCCCCTCATTTAAATTTAAAAAATCTACAACTTTATCAGCAAATGTTGGGTTCTCGACTAAAGTTTTTTCAATTTCTAATTTAACAGCTTTTACTTCAGGAGAAGCAAGAGCTTCTTCATAAGGCACTCCGTCTATAGTAACTCCTTCAGTCAAACTGGTTTCTATGTTTCCTATAGGTTCAATAGTTGAAATGTCTGCACTGCCCGTAGCAACATCTACAGAACTAGGAAGACTTGTAGCTTCTTCTGCTGGAAGATCTCCGAATATAGAACCTTCTCCCCTAAAAAAATTACCTTCTCCGGTAGAAGTTAAACTGCCTTCAGGTCCGAACAAAGCGTCTCCTGTAAAGGGACTTGTAAACATGTTTCCTGTTCCAGGTTGTGTAAAACCAAGTTGAGTTGGAGCCCCTCCTATACCACGAGCAATTTGACCGCCGACATAAGTTTTACCAGCAGATTTTAATGAACTACCTATACGACCTGTTTTGTCAAAACTACCAAGTCCGGCCATAGTAGCAGCAATGGCTGGATTAAATGGCGCAACAAAAGGCGCAGCTTTAACTGCTATGTCTGCTAGCTCGTTTGGTACTGCATCTCTAAATGCATCTTTAATTGCGCTACCTATTCCAAACATATTATTTTCCTATTTTTTCCAATTTATCGTATTCTGCATCATTTTCAATCATTATTGTCCTCTGACCACTGGATTTCTTATTTCTAGATAAGACACGTAAAATGTCATATTAGAGTCTCTAGCAAGACAAGTTAGACTGTCCCCTGATTCTAAAACAAGTGACTGGTGCAAAGAAGCAGCCGCTCCATTAGCCAGTGTACCAAAGGCTAAAACGTTTGTTTGAACCCCCGCTTTTGTGATGGACACATTGTTGTTGTCTACGCTACCTCCTGAATTATTAAATAAAACCCACATATTTATAATTATTGTAGCCCCCGTGGGACACGTTAAAATAGAAGTTGTAACGCCTGAACTTAAAGCTTGAGCTTGAGCTCTGTAACGTTGTGTGACTCCTGTGTCTAATTCAACATAAGCCATAGTTACATGTTGGTTAGCTTGATCAGTTTGAAATTGAAAAGAATCTTCAGACTCTAAAACAAAAGGTAATTTGTTAACCGCAAGAGAAGAACTTGACACATCTAAGCTAAAAAAATTAATTGGTATTGAGGTAGATGATATTGATTTGTCTGTAATTGCAAGAAAGTGTTGAGAATCAGCGCTAGCTTGGTTTTTAAGATAAAAAGTTCTTATTAAAATTGTTTTACCTACAGGGCATGTTAGTAAAGTTTGACCACTTCCTGTTGTGTCTACTTCTGTAATAACGTTTTTAAATTTTGCAGCCACTATTAATCTCCGTTCATAAACCAAGCTAATTGATCAGTAACACTTATAGTGTCATCTTCAGATATTTTATGTGACATTTTTAAAAACTCTCTTTCAACAGCTGCCGCTAGTACCTTCGTATCATTCGCAAGTTGATTAAGTGCAGTTTTTAATCCTTCAATTTGGTTAGCTACTTGTATGTCGTTCGCCGCTTCTGCAGAATTGATAGCTTGATTAAAGGCATCCATAAACGGATTGTTTAATGCATTTGTTGGTAATCTGTTAAATCTATTTCCTGACATTATTCCTTCTCCTTTGGTTGTTCATAAGGTTTTGCGTTTTTTGCAACTTCTTCTATTTTTTCCTGTATACCAACTTGGTGAGAACAGGTAAAACTGTTGCACTCTTTGCATTCGTACTTCATCATGTATTCCTCAATCCATCAGGTTGTATGTTAAATCTAACATCACCTAGTCTCCAATGTGAACTAGTCGCAGCACTTGATACTATTAGTGATACTTGACGTCCGCGCGCACGCATGCTCGCATGCGTTGTAGATGTGGCTGATGTAATAGTTTCTTCTGTTCGTTGTGTTCCGTTTGGATGATCTCTAAACTTCAACGTTACCGTCACGTCTTGTGCTTGGTCTTGAAAGTCAGGTATAAAATCATTTACATACATTATATCATTACCGTCTTGTGGTAATTCAATATCGCCTGATGTAATTGAACACGTCATAGCAGAACTTTCATCATCGGTGCCTGACTCGTGTTTATAGATGTACGATGTCGACGCAGCTACAGAACTAGCTAAAGGATTTTCATATATATCAGCAGGTGCCCACGCACCCCTTACTAACGTGCCGACAGACCATACTTGTTCTGCATAATTAAATATAACATAGTTAGTAATGTCATCTGATGCGTCATTTGAACCTGTTGGATAAAACCACCACACTTCATTAAATTTTACATTTAACGCTGCAAAACATTTTAATCCTTGTTGTTTAGTTAAATTATCAAATACATGACGTTCAACTGGACAAGGTATGTTTTGTACTTGTCCGCTGTATGCATAAAAACCATCGTTGCCCATCCAATAAACAATCCCATTGTGTTCTACTGCCGCATGAGGTCCTACAATACCAACGTTTTCTGCTAATGTTTGAAATTGAAACACATCGGGTTGACCAACAAACGTCATAGAAAAAGCTGTTGTGTCAGAAAATAATAAAATTTGTCCTTTAGTTCGAATACCAGCAAGTAATAAGTTGCCTCCGTGTAATTCTATAGCGCCAGCAAAATTATCTAATGTTGGTGTCCAATCAGTAATGTCATTTATATCTGTAAAGGCTACACGCATAGGCGCGTCAGCGGTACCATCGTGAGCACCATAACAAATAGTTATACCAGAATCTTGATGCACAACCACACCGTTGACCGATGACGGTGCATTACTAACAACTGCTGCATTCGTAGATGAACTGCTTTGAAAAGCACTTGTATCTAATTTATATAACTTGCCACCTATCTTATTAACACCAATTAAATCTTCGCCTAATGTATCAAGGTTCCAAATACCTGCGTATGTATATGTACCTGAACTGATCGTTGTGTGTTGTGCGCCAGCTGTGTAATTGGATCCAGGAGTAATATCGGTATATGTTCCTGCCCCGTCGTCATACAAATAAAAATGACTGTGAGTGCCAATGCCTATGTAACGTTTAGTGTTGTTTGCACGGAACGGAAGCAATGCTCTGACTACACCACTTGTTATAGCATCGGTGTCTAACTTAACCCAACCGCCAATTTTTTCTGCACGTCCTTTTAAAAAACGTACTTTTTCAGAGTCTACCCAACGTCCTTGTTGTGAGTACACAGTATCGTCCTTAAACACCCCAGGCTGTATGTTCATTTTAGTTAAAGGCATTTAACTAATCCTTATTAAAGCTGTTGATGCTGATGCTGACGGTAATGAAATAGTTAGTGTGCCTGCAGACACAGATTTAGTTGAGCCAAAGTCAATAACGGCAATGGCTCTATCGCTTGCAGAAGAGTTGTAGATCAAAGCTCCTGCAGCGTCACTGATAGTGGCACTTGAAAACGATACATCGTCAAAGTCCACGTACGCTACGGTGCCTGATACGGCTACGGCTACGTTTGCTATAGTAGCTCCACCTGATGTGTAGTTGGTGCCACTTGATTCGTTTGTAGTAGAGAAAGCGGTGGTCGTTGGCCCTAGTGTGGCGCTCGATGTATACAGAGCAAGTTTAAGTGTATGTCCATCAAGATCGTGCAGACCTTGAAGAAGCTCTTGTTTGAATGAGTTGCATACTGCTTGTGTTATTGCCATATATTCTCCTATGCGGCACTGATTTCAGACCATGATTCGGCGTTTGCTGAAGCTGATATATCAGACCAAAATTCACGGCCAACATCGGGACTGCCGCCAAATGATACTACACCAAAAGCGACCGCACCAAAAGCAGAAGTTTCGATCTCAGTTGGTATATCTGTACCGATGGCCTCTAATACAAATACTGGTCCCCAATTCTCTGTTGCCATTAGTTAACCTCTTGTGTTTCTTCTTTTGCCTCTTCTTTTTTTAACTCAGCTAATTCTATTTGTGCCATAATCAAATCAGCCTGTAGCTTAGTGTTTAAATCCAAAGCGTCGTTTCTTTGTTTCGTCAACAACGATATTACGTTGTTAACGTATTTAGATTGTTTGTCGTCCATATTTCTTCCTTTCGTGGTTTATAATTATTTGTCCAAAAAGCGGCGAACCCGAACATTAACTACTCGCGTCGTCTCTAGCTTTTCTGTTTTTGTAATCAGAACGAGCCGTGACCAGTGCTACAAAGTCTGCTTGGTTAGATGGAATAGAATCTGTAAATGAATCATCA